CAGGCCCAGCACGGTGGCGAGGCCCAGCACGGTGGCGCTGTTGCGGTCGATCACGTTGCCCTCGTTCCATGCGGCCGTGGCCACGGTGCGCTGCGGCTCGGGCAGGGCGTCCAGCGCCGCGTTGATGGCGGATTCCAGTCCGGCCAGCTTAGCCACGGCCTTGATCCGCCACGCGGGCACCTCCAAGGGGGGCGGCAACGGGCTCGGGTTGGCGATGGCGGCCGCGATGTCGGCGGCCGCGTTCGCCTCGCTCGGCTCGCCACTGGCGGCCGGATAGCCCACCACGCGGCCGTCCGCGAGGCGCACGCGGTAACCGGGCTCGCCCTGCGGGTCGATTACGGTGCCTACTCCGGGCACTTCGTATTCCTGAAACGGTGTCTGTTCTTCGGGCATAGTTGGATCTCCGGTTAGTCCACGATGTGGCCGCGGACGGTGTGCTGCAGGTTGTCAGTGCCGTTGCTGTTGGCCCAAAGGGCGTTCGCACCAGGCACGCGGGTCGCTAGCGCGACGTAGTTTCTTCCGGCCGCGGCCGTGATTCCGTTGGCGAACTGTGTCCCCGCGCTCGCCTGCCCCAGGCTCACCGTCTTGGACGTGCCACCGTTGTTGATGCACCAGTCGTCAATGATCTGGCGCGTGTGGTCGAAGAACGGTGCAGCGCCTAGCAATTGCTGGTTTCCGTTGGTGTTGGTCAGCGCCTGGATGATCCAGTCGCGTTTTTCCGTGATGGGTGTAACACCGCTGGTGAGCCGGCCGGCAATTTTATTGCTGCCAGCATCTGCCACTACGGCGATGGGTTGGATGACGGGCTTGAAGATGGGGCCGAGACAGCGCAATTCGACCAACTTCAACGAAAAGGTATTTGAGACCGCATCCTTCTGGAGAAACATCATTCCCGATGCGCCTGTGGCTGTGACGTCGAATTCTACGGAATAGGTTCCGTCCGCAGATACGTCGTTGATGACCTGATTTGAGCCACCAAGCTGAAGGCGGACTGCGCCAGCGGTTAGGTTGGCAATTTGATAGGTGGCCCGATAGCGACGCCCAACAGTCGGTGCGGTGTAGCCTGCGGTAGCAAAAATGAGGTTTGCCCCCTTGCCGGCGTCACTTGGCACAACGTCCAGTTCCTTGTTCGCCGCGTCGTAGGTCACAGACGCCCCAACACCGACAGCGGACCAATTGCCCAGCGAAGTATCGAAATTGCGGTTGTCACCGGTGACGATAGAGACAGCACTCCCGGTTCCCACTTCGCACCACGTCGGCAGTCGCCCCGTGACCGCATGGGTCAAGATTTCCGCGTCGGTCAGCGCGGCAGGAATGATCATGGGGGCAGACATCGGGCCAAGCGCGGAAGCTGATCCGCTTGCACCGCCAAGATGGAAATAATCGGCGCTATGGCTGCACCAAGCGCTTGGTGCTCCTACATCGCTCTGGTCTGAACCAGCAAAAGCTTGCCCGTTGAAAAACACCTCCGGCGCTGAACCGGGCACATGTCGATAGGCCATGTGCACAAACTGGCCGCCGTATTGCGTGGTGGGATTGTTGGTGGAATTCCAACGCTTTGCGTCAGCCGTTGTTGGCCCATATTGGCGGATGAAAAATGGGCTTCCACTGGTGTTAAATCCGACAAATAGCCCAGTAGTTGTGCCAGCGCCGAGTGAAGAGGACGCAGATAGCACCCATAGTGACCAGCTCTTACCAGCGATTTCGGCCGTGGTAGGAATATAGACCCAGCCGACAATCGTTCTTGTCTGGCCGTTGATATTGCCGGGTGCACCCAACGGCCACCACGCGCGAGGGGTGGACGCGCCATCGAAATGAAGCAGGTCGCGCGTTGCGCGAGAATTCATTCGGGAATAAATCCCCAAGTTGCGCATGGCGCTCTCGGCGCTGGCAATGTCACTGAGGTTGTTTGCCGCCAGCAGGGCACCAGCGGCAGGCGTGGGAAAGGGCGGTCTTACGATCATGGCGGCAGGGTGTTTAGTTGAGGTATTGCGCCACCTGGATGGCGCTGTCCGTTCCGCCTGCGCGGATGAGCTTCGCCACGTCGGCCTCGTGGCGGCTCAGCAGGATTTCGGTGTCGGCAAGGTAGTTGAAGCCCAGGGTGGCCGTGGGCGTCGTGCCGGTCGGGGAGATTCGCAGCGCCGCGTTCTCCACCTTGATGAGCACGAACTTGGTGTCCGCGTGCAGCGTCACCAGTGAGGTGAGGAGCGCAGCAGCGGCCCCCACGGTCACGGGGCCGACGTGCGCGGCGTTGGGGTTCGGGCGGCCTTCAATGTCGGAGAAACGCATGGCTGGAGTCGTTGAGGTTGCGGTTTAGTAGATGTCGCCGCCGGCCGCCTGGTCCTTCTTGGCCTGCTCGCGCATCTCGGTTTCTTCTTCGTCCAGGTTCTCGGGCATGGCGGCCGCGGCCTCGATGGCCTGCCCGTTGATCGTCTCGGGCGTGAGGATGGCCTTGTCGCCGTCGATGCGGGTCACCTTGGCGGTGCCGGTGAAGTCCACCACGTCGCCCATGGCGGGTGCGGTGGTCTGCCCTTCCTGTTCGCCGGGCAGGGCGAGGGCCGCGAGCGGCACGGAAATTTCGGAACTGTTTTTCATGGGTCTGGTGGCTGAGGTTGTCGGATTGAACTGGGGAAAAATAAAAAGCCGGGCCGTCTGGCGGTGGGCCTCGCGGCCCGGCTGTTAGTTATTCAGCGCTGGCTCAGGCGAAGGTCGTCTTGCAGCGCGTGACGACGTAGCGCTTTTGCGCGAGCGTCTTGGCGCGGGCGTAGGCGCTCCACACCGGGATGATGAACTGGTTGTGGGGGTCGGATTTGTCCGCCTTGTCCAGGATGTTCATCTTCGGCTTGAACGCGGAATTGCCGCCCGCGAGGTCAACGAAACCCACCGCCTCCTCACCCAGGGTGAGGATCGAGTAGATCGCGCCGGCCGCCGAAAGCGTGCCTTCCGTGTCGTTGGTGTTGGCCTCGCGCCACGGGTTGGTGGCCTCCACGTAGCGGGTGCCGTAGAGGCGGCCCAGCTCGCGCTTGAAGAGCTGCTTGGCCCCGGCGTATTTCGCCGGCTCTTCCCACTTGGTGTGCTGCACCAGGTCGAAAGCCACCTCGGGCGGAACCACGGTGATGAAATCACCGTCCGCGAACGGGGTGGCCTTGCTGGTCTTCAGCTGGGTCACCGCGGCGAGGCCGTTGATGGGCGTCCACACCGAGTTCGCGGCCGAAAGGGCCACGAGCGCGTTGAAGTTCGCCGCACCGCCGGCATACCGCTTGTGCCCGGCCGTGGCCTGGGCGGCCACCAGCTCGTCGCGGATGAGCTGGTCGCAGAAGTAGCCGGCGCTGAGGCCCATCTTCCGCGTGCCGCTCTTGAGGCGGTCGAAGAAGGAGGTGAGCGAGAGGCGATTGCTGATTTTCATCTTGTCGCCCCACTGCTTCAGCTGCACGTCCACATAGCCGAGGTCGTTGTCGGAGAACGTGGAATTCTCCACGGTGTTTTCCGCGAGTTCCACCACGTCGGCGGCGCGGCCGTCCGGCTCGATGAAGAAGCGCACCGTGTCGGCACCCTGGCCCTGCGGCAGGCTTTCCTTCACGGCGAACTGTTCCAGGACCACGGTTTCCATGAGCGTCTTCAGGAGGCGCTTGGAAAAGTGAGTCCGGTAAGTGTTGGTCTGATTGGTTGTGAGTTGGAGTCCCATCTGGATTTTTGCCGCGCTTCACCCCGCGGTCGTTGTGGGCCGGCTCGTGCCTACTGGCCGCCCCTCGCATCCGCGGCCATGGCCTCCTCGCGCAGGGCCGTCTCGGCCTGGTCGATGGGCATGTCCTCGGTCTTCGGCTTGTCGCGTCGGCCTTCGCCGCCACCGCCGGAAGGATTGAGGGAGGTCAGTTCAGTGAGCCGTTTGTTTTCGGTCTCCAGCTCGGTGATGCGGGTCTTCAGCGTCGGGACTTCAGCAGCGGCCAGCTTGAGCTTGGCCACTTCAACGGCGTAGTGGATGCCACTGCCGTGGGAGTGAAGGATGGGGTGGGACTTCAGCAGCGCAGAGACTTCAGCGCGCAGCGGCGTGCCGTCCTTGGTCAGGTCGGGGTTTTCGTCCCCGAGCTTCTTCAGGTTGGCCTGCCACTCGTCTTCCATCTTCTTCTTCTCGTCGGCGGTGATCCGCGCCCCCGTGGGCAGCGTGATGAACTCGCCGGACGCGGCAGCACCGCCGGCCGTCTTGGCCTGCTCTGCCTCCTTGTCGCGCAGCTCCTTGGCCCGCTTCTCCGCGATTGCCGCCTCCTCGGTCTTGCCGTCCTTGCGGAAATCAGCCGCCGCGGCTTCGTAGTCGTCGGCAGTGAATCCGTTGTGGGTGGGCTTTTCCTTGGGCTTGGCAGCCGCGGCCGCGGCCGTGGTGCGTTCCTCCTCCAGCTTCTTGCGCTCGGCGGCGAGTTCTTCGCGCTCCTTGCGGGTCGCGGCCTTCTCTTCGTCGAGCTTCTTCCACGAGGTGTCGAGTCTGCGCCGTTCCTTCTGGTAGGGCGTCAGGTTCTTCTCCTCTTCAGCGGCTTTCTTGTCCGCCGCGGCTTTCTCGTCGGCCGCCTTTTTGTCGGCCGCCGCCTTCTCGTCCGCGGGCTTCTTGTCCGCATTTTCCTTGCTGGCTTTTTCCTTCGCCGCTTTCTCGTCGGCCGCCTTTTTATCAGCGGCCGCCTTCTTGGCAGCGTCGGACGTTTGTTTCGCGGTTTCGTCCGCGGATGGGGCCGCCTGCTCGCCCTTCGTCGTGTCGTCCTCAATCGTGGCGTCTTCCGGCCGCACCGGGTCGATGGTCATCGCCTCCTGGCGCAACGCGGCTTCTTCCGCATCGAGGTTTTTCAGGCTGTCGTCTTCCGTGTTGGATGTCTTCGGGTCCATTTCCGTTTAGGTTTCGCTCAGGTGTTCAAGGTCGGCAGGGAGCGCAACCTGCTCGGCCTCGGTGGTGTCCGGGTTCTGCCGGACGGCAGTAAGCTGTTTGATGCGGGCCACGGTCGCGCGGACCCCGCGGGCGATGCCGATCTTGCTCATGGCGTCGGCGCTCGTGCTGCGCAGCACGGCGTTGGTGTCGGCGTCGGCCTTCAAATTCTCGAGTTCCACCATGAGCTTCTTGCCCGTGGCGCTCTCCAGGAATCCCTCGATCACGGTGGCGTCCTCCTTGGTCCACACCACTTCTTGCCGCTCGGCGGCCGGCCGGCCGGCATACAGCAGCCACGCCTGCACAAGGCGCTGGCGCAGCAGCCACTTGATGAGGCGGGCCTTCATCGGGCACCTCCTGAGGCCGCCACGGGCGCGAACGGCACCACGTTGCCGATGGCACCGGGCTGCTGCTGGCGCTGCTCGGCGGCCTGCTTCATCATGGCCTGCTTCTCACGCCACCAGGCTTTCGCGGCCTTCGGGTCCTGCTGCGCCCACAGCGCGAGGCGCTTGTTGAGGTAGCCTACGAGGCCCTGCTGGGCCACCGGGTCCACCGGGGCACCCGTGGCGCTGAGCTGCTGCAGCTTCTGGAACACGATTTCCGCACGCACCTGGTGGTTCTGCTGCGGCTCGGGCGGAATCGGTGCGCCTTCCATGATGGCCGGAATGGTCTTCATCTCGTCCACGGCCTCGCTGTTGGCCTGCAGCTGCGGGTCGCGCACGAGGCGCTTCACCCACCGCGGGTTCACGGATTCGGTGAAGAGCTTGCGCAGCTCCAGCTGGTCGAAATACGGGTCGCCCTTCGCCTGCGCGTAGAGGGCACCGGCCTTTTGGATCTCCAGCTTGCGGTTCCAGCTCTCGGCGCTGCCGCCCACCTCGATGCGGTAAGCCTCATGCAGGGCCTCGGGGTTGGCCTTCCGGGCCTCGCCCTGGAACAGGTAGTCCAGTTCCTTCCGTTTGTATTGCAGGCAGAGGCTCCAGGCCATGACCAGCAGGCGCTGCAGGTCGAGGCGGAAGGTCTGGCCGCGCAGGTCGGTGGTGATGCCGCCCAGCTCGGCCAGCTTGTCGATCTCGGTGGCGGTGCGCGCGTCCTTCAGGTTGTTGGCCGCACCCATGCCAAAGTCGGGCATGCCGGCCCGCTGTTCCGCGATGCCGCGCACGTTGGCCATTTCCTGGTCGAGTGCGAAAGGCGGCTCGCCCCACTCCACCCGGCGGATGCCGCGCGGCACGAATTCACCCGGCTGGAAGTTCAGGCTCTTGGCCTCGGCGGCCGGGTCCTCGCTGGTGAACAGCGGCGTGGCGAAGAAGTCCAGCGCCTCGCCCTTCTTGTTCCACAGCTTGCACAGGTAGGCCTCAAACTGGGCCAGCTTCTCGCTCTCGCCGCGCGAGTCATAGAAACCCTTTTCCTTCAGCTCGCGGCGGAAGTCCACGAACGGGGCCATGCCGTGCTGGAACGGATTGCGCAGGTCCGGGCGGATCACCGCGTCGCGGTCCACCGGGCTGAGGGTCTTCAAAATCCAGCAGTCGGCGGTCTTCACCCACACGTTCCAAATCACGATCTCGTCATCCGCGCCAAAGGTCAGGCCCTCGCGGTTCACCTTCTCGTCAAACTTCAGCTCGTGGCTGTTGAGGCCGCGGCCCACCAGGCGCTTCACGAAATCCGGCTCCTGGTTGTAGGCCTTGCGCTTGGCGTATTCCTCGCGCGTGAGCACTTCCACGTGCACGATCCGGCCGGCCTTCTGCAGCTCCTTGGTGCCCTTCGGCACGATGAGGTTCAGCGGGTCGATGCTGTCAAACTGGATGGCGTCCTCGGCCGCGTTGTAGAACGGCCGCATGATGCCCTTGCCGCCCTGCAGGTGGGCGTCGATCACGTAAAGGATTTCCTCCAGCAGGTTGGTCTTCAGCTTCAGGTGGCTGTCGAACCACTGCGCGGCCTCGGCGGTCAGCTCTTCCTTCTGGCGGCGCGTGCTCACCAGCTCGGCCAGCAGCTCGCTGGCGAAAAGCTGGCGGTAGTAGAACGGCTTCAGCTTCTCGATGGCCGTGTCGATGAGCGGGAAATGCAGGTCCGGCGCGCCAGCGTAGGGCTTTTTCTTCCGCGGGATGCCGTTGTGCCGCATCTTATACCACACCGCTTGCCGGTCGGCCCACTTGCTGCGGGCCTTCAGGTCCTCGCAAATCTTCTCGTGCACGGTGGATTCTCTGCGTTCGTCGGCCATGTCAGTAGTCTCCCGCGTCCATGCCGGCCATTTCCTCGGCCTGGCGTAGTTCCTCTATCTCGGCGTAACGGCTGGGCAGCACGCCGTCCTTCGGCCGGTTCAGGTAGCTCTCGCTCTCGATCACCGGATAATCGAAAGCCACGCCCACCACGGCGTCCGCGTGGTTCGGGCTCGGCATGCCGCTGCGCCGCTTCGGCTGCAGCTGCAGCAGGCCGTCCTCGCGGCCAAACTGCTTCTTGCCGTCCACCTCGACAAAGTTCTGCTCACGGGTGCAGGCCTGCCGCTTCAGGATTTCGTCGTGCGGCAGAATCCAACGGCACTCGCTCACCTGCTTGGAGAACGTCCACCACTGTTCCGCGTTCAGGTTGAAATAAACCTTGGGCTTGCTGGTCTTGTCGTTGTTGCGCACCCCGCGCACGGTGATGCCCTGCAGCTTCAGGCCGGTGATGTAGCCGTGGCCGGTGCCGTCCTGGTCGCCCAGCAGCGTGTAGCCTTGATCCTGCAGCGGCCGCAGCACGCGGGCAAAGCGGGCGGTCACCACCTCCGGGCCGCCCTCGGGCTTCCACGCATCGGCAAAGGAAATCCGGTTGCCGTCGCGCTTGGCGATGATGCAGAGGTCGCCGCTGTCGGCAAAGTCGCAGAACACTTGCCGCGTGCCCTCCTGCCACAGCGGCGGGTTCGCAAGGCACCGCTCCCAATCGTTGAACGCCACCACCTTTCCGTCCTCCTTGCCCTTGGCGAAAAGGCCCAGGATCATGGAGCGGTAAATGTCGGAGTCCTCGCCATACTGCAGGCGCATGGCCTCGATGCGCTCGGGGGTGATGTGCGGGCAGTCCTTGATTCCGATCTGGTGCTGGGCGAAGCGCTCGCTCTTGAACGCATCGTGGAAGCGGCCGAAATGGCCGCCGGGGCTGCTGATGTAGAGCAGCCATGTGGGATTGCAGCGGTCCACACCCACATAAATGTCGTCCGGGATGGTCTTGGCCTCGTCCAGGATGATCAGCAGCGGCCGGTCCGGGTAAGCGTGGAAGCCTTCAAACTTCGCGCCGCTGTCCGTGGCGAAGCCCACGATCCGGCCGCCGTGGCCGTCTTCCACCTCGGCGTCCTTCCACGTCCAGTGCGCAAACTGGCTCTCGTATTGCTTCAGCGCCGCGAACACCTGGGTGCGCACCGCGCGGAAGGTCGCGCTCGTCACCACGATGGTGCTGCCCGGATACTCGTGCAGGCACCACAGCGCGAGGCTGGCGATGATGATGCTGGTTTTGCCGGCCTCGTTCGGGGTCACCGCGGCGGTCGGCTTCTTCAGCACGTCGGCCATGATGAAGGCCTGCCACTTGTAGAGGCGCTTCTTCAGCACGGTCACCGCAAACTGGATTGGGCTCAGGCGCGGCTTCGCCGCGGGGGGCTCTTCGGCCGGCGTGGCGGCCGCGGCGGGCACCTGGTCGATGGTCGCGGCCGCGTCCATCAGTTGCGGCCTCCCAGCGCCGGCATGCGCACCGGCACGCCCTGCGCCTCCAGGGACATCAGGTGTTCGCGGTCCTCGTCGGTCACCACGGAAACCTTCACGTCGCCCTCGATCTTGATCTTCAGCTTGCCCAGCAGGGCCGCTAGCAGCATGCCCTCGCCGCGGGCCAACCCGGAATAAAGTTTCTCGTCGCGCTGTGCGCGGGCGCGGGCCTGCTCGTATTCGGTCTTGTCCTTCGCGCTCTTGCCGGTGGTCGTCTCGAAGCCGGACACGAGAAACGTGTCGGCGTCCTTCACCTGCTGGCCGGCCTCCAGCGCCTTGGCGTGGAAAATCACGTAGCGCTCAAACGTCGTGCGCACGAGCTGGGCCGCGTCGTTGGCCAGCTTCTCGGTGCACCTCCGGTAGAACGCGAAAACCTTAGGTTTTCTGAGGAGTTCCGCGGCAATCGGGCCGGCGCTCGCTTCGGAGTAGCCGGCTTCAATCGCGGCCCGTGCGTGTTGGCCGTGCTCCAGCAGGCGCTGCACGAAAACCATTTCGCGGCGGTTCAGGTCGGCCACGCCGTCCGGCAGCGTCTTGATCCCGGTCGCGGCAAAGCCCCTCTCGATCTCCACGAGGGAAAGCTGCAGGGGACTGGGCCGGTCCGGCTGGGTCATTACCCCATAGCACGGGCGGGCAAGACCTACCGCGCAATTTCGGCACTCTTCCCGTTTCTTCCTATTTCTTCCCGCTCGGCTTTCTGCGGCGGGCGAACCGCACGGCGGCCGCCTCGGCGCGGGTGAACGCGGGATGATCCGCCAGCCACTGGATCGCCTGCCGCAAGCTCGCGCGGCCGCCGGGCATCGGCATGCCGGCGCTCTTCATGTCGTAAACGTAGCTGTCGCTGCGCTTCAATCCGAGGGCTAGGCCCTTCACGTCGTGGAGTTCGTCCAGGTCGGTCATGGTTGCATCTCCCGGTAGATTTTCGCTCGCCAGTTGGCGGGCATGGTTGCCCAGGTGCACGAGGCCGCGCTTTGTGCCCAGCTCTCGTTTTCGTAGTGGTCCTTCAGATACAGCCGCCAAGCCTCGGGCTCGGTCTCGATGGGGCCGCCGGCCGCGGCGGCGTCGCCGCTCAGGGTCACCGGCCGCTCGGCCTTCTTCAGCCATTCCTCTTCAAAGAAGGTTCGGCCAAAGCCCAGCGGATAACGCTTGCTCGCCTTGCGGAATTCCGCGCGCACGTCGATGTCGGGCCGCATGCGCACGAGGTTTTCCAGCCAATCGTCATCAGAGAGTGGAGAGTGTGCCGGCTGCGCCAGCGGCGCGGCCACACTCACTTTCCTTTCCTTTAATTTCTTTCCCCTCGGTCGCGCGTCGGGCGGCGGTGGGTCGGGAAGGTCCAGGTGTTCCTGCCCGGTTTCGTCGGGCTCACCTGGCGGCAGCGGGTGCTGCGGCCGTTCATTCGGTGTCTTCTGGCGGAAGTTCAGAATCTGCACATACGGTCTTCCATCGGCAGCGGTCCAGCAGCGGAGTAAACCGGCTCTCGCGCACAGGTCGCGGTAGCGGGTCACGTCGGCCAAGCGGCGTCGCGACACTTGTAACGGATAGACGGCAGTTCGCAGTAATTCGGGTTCGCCGTGATACACCCCGTTTTTGTCCGCCTTGAGACCAAGGCGGAAAAGGAAAAGCTCGGCACTGTCGTTGCCGAGGCTGTCGATCTTCAGGCTGGTGAGCCAGCCGTCGCGGAATGAGCGCGCGACTGCCATCAGGTTTGTCCCTCCAGTGCTTCGGCGGGCAGCTGCTTCTCCAGCTCGGGCCAACCTGGCGGCACGTTGAAGAAGCCCAGCATGCCAGGCATGTCCATGGGGCGCTCCAGGATCACCGCGCGGCCGATCACGAAACCGTAAGGCCCGCTGAACCACGGGCTGGCGCTCGTGGTCACGCAATCGTCAATCCGCATCGCCCCCACGATGGCCCCCAGCGCCATGGTCTCGGTGCCGTGCAGCAGGCCGCGGCGGGTCAGTTCCACCATGGCCTCGCGGTCCACCTTCTTGCCGGCGTGGAGTAGCACCCACCCGCGCAGGGCCGTGGGCCACGTGCGGTTCTCGATGTCCTTGCGGCCGGTGGCCAGCAGCCACGCCCACGGCTGTTGCACGCTCAGGCATTTCATCGCGGTGTCCTCCAGCGTTGGCGTTCGTTCTCGCGCAGGTAGCGCACGGCCGGCCGCGGCGTCTCGATGGGGGCGGGCGGCAGGGCGCACGCGGAAAAGAGAATCAGCAGCAGCGTGGTCATGCCTTGGGCGTCTTCGCGCGGATGTTGTCAGCAATCATCATCGCAAAATTCGCCACGTCGGCGCACTCGTTGATGATCTCCTGTTGCTGCTTCGCGGTTAGTTTTTCGCCCATCGTGTCGAGTTGGCGGCCGTGGGTGGCCAGCAGCAGCTCGTCACTTTCCTGGCGCAGCCGCGGGAACAGCTCGGAGAAACGCCAGCCCTTCCAGCCGGTTTTTCCCTTGTGGTCATTCTCGCGCAGCTGGCGCTCCATGACGCCAGCGAACCAGTTAATTTCAGCTCGGTTTTTCATGCTCCTACTTCCTCCGGTTGTGGCACAGGATTGTGCCGATCCTGAAACTCGGCGCGTATCACGCGCAGAAAGCGCACCTCGCCCTTGTGGATGCCGCGCTGGATGAACGGCCGCGTGGCCAGCTCGTAATCGAGCTTGATGCCGCGACCGGGCACGGCTTGGCCCTCCAGGTAGTCCAGCAGGGCCGGGTCGCCCTCGGCCTCGCAATTCCAAAACGAGCGCTGGCCGTGGCTGTCCGCGGCTGCGATTGAAAAGAGCACGCGGCGCTGCGCTGCGCGCTCTGCTGAGGCTGGCGTGTAGGCGCTCACTGCGGCCTTCACCACGCCGCCGGTCACGGTCCCTTTGTTCATGGTAGTGCCTCCGGTATTTCTTTGTAGGCCAGTCGGCGGATGAGAAGCAGCACCTGGTCGATCTGCGCGATGTAGGCTTTGCTTGCTTCGTCCAGTCGGGTCCCGCTCTCGATCACGGTCCCCGTGTTCTTATCTATCACGAAAAACGGGCGGCCAAATATCAGGTTAATCCGGGCAATCTCACGATAGTATGGCTCGGCCATGGTTAGAAATTCGCGCTCGGCACGTTGAATCTTCCTGCGCAACTCGCGTTCTTCGGCGGTCAATGTCACGCGGCCCTCCGGTGGTTGAAGTAGCGCACCAGCTCGCGGCCGGCCCAGCGGCCCACGGGCACGGCCACGCCGTTTCCGATCTGTTTATACTGCTGCGGCTCGCTGCCCTCGAAGGTGAAGCTGTCCGGCACACCCTGCAGGCGCGCGTATTCGCGCACGGTGTAGGGCCGCACGCCGTGCTTGAACCGCTTGTCCACCACCAGGCGCGTGCTCAGGTCCTTGGCGTAGTGCGCCACACAGGTGGGCGCGATGTCGCCGCGGGCCGGGTCGCTGATGATGGGCTTGTCGCGGTAGCGGCCGCGCAGCCGGCGCAGCACGTAGGCCGGGATTCTCACCTCGGGGTTGGACTCGAGGATTTCCTTCAGCGCCACGCGGCGCGTGCCGGTCGGCGGCCTCCAGGCGAACGGCCGCCGGCTGCCCAGGATGATGAGGCGGTCGCGCTTCTGCGGCAGCCACAGGTCCGCGGCCACCGGGCAAAACACGTGCACGTAATACTGCGGCAGCTTCGTCATGGCCTCCATCACCACGGCGAATTTCTTCATGCCGGGCACGTTCTCCAACACGTAGGCCTCGGGCAGTTTGATGGCGAGGTGGCGGAAGAAGTGCAGATAAAGCTCGTCGCCGGTCCGCACCCCGTGAATGTCCGCGATGCCGGAATATCGGTTGCACGGGTAGGTTGCCACCATGGCGTCGCAGTCGTCTTCATCGGCCACGAGTTTTTCCTTGATGTCGCTCTGCACCACAGCGTGGCGGAAGTTTCGGCGCAGCGTGGCGCAGCACACGGGGTCCAGCTCAAAGCTCTGTTGCACGCGGCAGCCGCCTTGCTCCAGGCCGATCTCCAGCAGGCCCGCGCCTGCGAAATAACTGTTCAGCGTCGGCGTCATGCGAGCGGGAAAGGCAACGTGGCGCACTCAAATCCGCAGGCCTGCCGGTGACCGCCACCGCCGTAGCGCACCGCGATGGTAGAAAAGTCGATGTCAGGTTTACCCGGCATGCCGTAGAGGGAAATCCGCCACTTTCGTTTCTTTCCGTCCCAATTGAAGCCGAGGCACCCTTCGTGCTCGGGCTGTAGGCCGGCGGTGAACAGCAGGCTGTTGTAGCGCGCAGCGTTGCAGGCAAGGAATCGGCGGCCCTCGAAATCGAGGGTGAAACTTTGGTGTTTGATGATGCTCTCGTTCTCTTTGCGGCGGGCGAACTGCAGCACTTCGCCAGCCTGCAATAGGCTCCCCGTGATGATCTCGGAACCGGGGCCAAGCAGCGCTTCCCATACCTCGTCCGTCAGCTCGCGGCTGCGCAGTCCGTGCTGGAACAGCTCGGCGCGGGGGTCACGCTTGTCCCAAATGTCATATTCGCCGGCCAATCGCACGGCCAGCGGCTCGGTCACCATGCGGTCGCGGTAGTCGTCCAGCAGTGGCAGCACAGGCGTGTCAGGGTGCAGCAGCTCCATGCACGGGCCGGTCGGACAGTTGAACCATTGCCACGCCAGTCGGCACGCGGCCACTCCGTCGATGCGATAACCGGGTATGGACTCGGGGAACTTCGCCATAGCGCTTTTGTGGTGGTCGATCCACACGAGATGCGGGTGGCCCATCAGCCCTTCCACGCTGATGTCGATCATGTAAAGTTGGGCATCGGGGTGAACCTCGGGCACCGGGTCGCCGTAGTCCCAGCCAACGTATTCGGCGCGGTCACGGAAAAATCGCTTTGCAACTTCGCGGGAAAACAAGCCGTCGAAATCGGCCCGGTGATAGATAACGATGGTTTTCATAAAGGATTTAGTTCTTGCCCGGCTCGGTCGGCGCGGGCGTCGGGGTCTCGGGTTGCAGAATCTTCTGCGCGATGTCGGCCGCGTCGCCGTCGTGGCTCTCCATCGGCTTCGTGGCCCCGGCGCTGTTCAGCAGGCCGTCCGCACTCTGCAGGCCGGCGGTGATTCCGCTGCGGATAAGGCCCAGCAGCATGGCCTCCATGGGATTCTTCGGCGCGCCGGCCACGGCGGTTTTCACTCCCATGCCGCGCTGGTCCGTGATGATCTGCACCTGGATGGTGATGACGTTCTTCATAGGCTCGGGTATTTCGCGCGCAGGATTTGCGCGGCGTTCAGGAAATTGCGCAGCGTGGTCACGGTCTGCACGGGTGCGCGCGTGCCGTCCGGCAGCACCACGGTGAAGGTCAGCATCACGATGGGCCGGCCCTGCCTCGTGCCGTTGGCCTTCACCACCACGTGCAGGTCGCCCATGTCCTTCAGCAGGCCGGGCGCTTTCAGCAACGTGTCGAAGGCGCGGCCGCTGCCGTCGTCCGGCACGATGGCGATGTGTTCGCCCAGGCTCTGCGGGCCGTGCTCAAAGCACACGGTGCGCGGCGTCTCGGGCGGCACGGCCGCCGGGTTCCTCTCGCCCGTCTCGGGGTCGAGGCCGGCCCGTTGCCAGTGCTGGCGGTAGTGTTCCGCCTCGGCCTTTTGGATCTCTTCCACGTTCAGGCCGCACACCTTGGCCCACACGCTTTTCAGGATCATGCCGCTCACGTCATCGCCGTGGCCAAAGAGTTTGAAGCGCTCGCGGAAATCCCGGTTCAGCGGCATGTCGCGTTCCCACAGGCTCCAGCCGTTGCGCAGATACATGCCCAGGGTGAAGTGCACCGCCTCGGGCGGGTGCTTCTTCACGTCCTCGCGGTCACTGTCGCTCAGCGCGTTGAAGAGCATTTCCACGGCTTCGTTGATGGTGGTCGGCACCTTGTCTTCGTTCAGGTTCATGCGGTCGCTTCCTCGGGGTTGAAGTTCTTCGGCTTCTCAAAATAGGCGTCGGTCTCGCGCAGCTCGGGCGGCACAAAGGCGAGGCCCAGCGCGTTGAAAATGTCTTCCTCGGTCTCGCCCGCGCACACGTGGCCGCCTTCGTAGGTCTCGCCCCCACCCTCGGCCGGCACGTATTTGCCGCCCTGCATCAGGCCGCGGTAGGGGTGGAAGTGGAAACCGTGGTCCTTCGCCCAGGTCGCCAGCTTGATGTTGTGCTGCTTGCTGCCGGTCATAGCCAGCAGGCGCATGCCGTAGTTGGTGGGGATGCGGCCCAGCAGGGTGTCCTCGGCCTCGGTGGCCAAGTAGAGTTCCACCTGCATGCCGTTGTGCAGCACCAGGCCGATAATCTGCGGGCCGCTCTTTGTCACGCGGGTGTTGGCGCTGCGCTTCACGCGCGCGTCCAGCTCGGGCCGCTTGCCCGGCTTCAGCAGCAGCACCAGGTCGATGTCGTGCACCTCGGGCCGCTGCCGGCGGATGCTGCCGGCAATCTCGATCTTCTCACACAGGCCGGCCAGCTCGCGCTGGATGTGCTCGGCGTAGCGGCGGGCCTCGGCCAACGGCCAAAGTTTCGGGTTCTGGTCGTTCATACTCGTGGCAGGATTTCGGGGAACGGATTCGTGGCCTCCCATTCCGCCAGTTTCTTGTCCGCGGCCCGGTTCGGCGTTTCGTCCAGATACATCCGGCTTGGGTCATTCGTGCGCAGCTGCATCAGCAGCTTTGCCACGAAATCAGCGCGTTCCATTGCCCACCGCATGCACCGCGTGCGGTAGTCCTTTAGCTCGTCCGGTGTCAGGGAAATGGTCACGGTAGGTTTCTCCTGGTCAGGTTCACGGGCTTGCAGGTGCCCGCTCCGCAAATCTGGTTGATGCGCTCGGCGCAGGCCGGGCAGTAATAGGCGTTCGTCAACGGGCAGAAGCTGCGGCCGGCGGCCAGCGGCTTGCTGCAGTCCACGCGGTTGCACACCGTCACACCGCGGCCGCTCGCGCGCGGCGCTGCTTTCTCCACGAGGGCGGTCACGGCTCGGCCCTCCTGGTGCTGGTGTGGGCGTCGAGGCCCAGCACGCGCGCCTGCCGGTCGATGTCGTGCTGCTCGTGCCGGCTGGCCGCCACGCTCAGTTCGTCAATCCGGCGCTGCCGTTCAAAGAGGGTCCGCCACTTGTCGGCCCGGTGTTGCTCGCGGCCGTAGAGCTGCCGCCAGTCTGTGCCGCTCAGGGCGTCGCGCGCGATGCGCCACGAGCTGCCCACGAGGTAGCCCAGCGCGGCGGCCATGGCCATGAGGATGAGGATTGCGATGCCTTGGGGTGTCATGGGTCAAACCTCGCTGAAAAATTGCACCTGGTGCGGATGCACCGGGCGGTTGGCCTGCGCGGCGGCGCGGTCGGCGTCCATCTTCGCGCGAATCTCGGGCGGGATTTCCGGTGCGGCCGCGGCCGCCTTCCGCATTTCCTCGGCATAGTCGATGGACCGGGCCACGTCGGCGGCCTCGTCCTTTGCCGGTCCGTGCTTCAGCCACAGCTCGCGCGCTGCCGCGGTCTCGCGGGCCACATAGGCGCGGCCGTCGTGCCACACAAAGCGGTGATATACCAGCCACCCCAGTGCTTCCTGCACCTTGGTGTCGGCCGTGTTGATCTCCACGCCGCGCGCGAGGTCGTCCAGCACGGCCAGCCGGCGGGCGCGCAGCCCGGCTAGGATTTCCATCCATTCAGCGGTTTTGCTCATGCGAGTGAAATTAAGTTAAGCCCAAGCGTTGGGGTATGGGTGATGCCGTTCGCCTGCTCGATGCACTCGAACGTGCGCAGCAGTGCACAGGATGACTTGATCGTGCCGTGGCCGGGATTGTAGTGCCGCGTGTCGAGTTCGTGCTGCATCGCCAGTGCCTGTTTGTCCGTCGCGCGGCCAAGGCATCCTAGTGGTTTTTCGGTTGGACGTGATAGTTGCAGGCTCATGCCGTCCTCCGTTCTTCCTGCCACACCTGGCCGCCACCTTTGCAGGTCGGGCACCAGCGGGTTTGTGTCAGCACCACCATGCTGTCCCCGATGGGCAGCATCTTCTCGCGGCGGCCCAGCACACCCGTGCCCCGGCAGGTGGGGCACAGGTGGCTGGCGAAACCGCGCGGGGCCGCCACGTGCGCCATGGCCGGCAGCACGAGCGGTTCGTCGTTGGCGGTCTCCGGGTCCATGTCAGGCTCCGGGGCCGTGCTCGCCCTCGATGGCGGGCGATTGCGGCGCGGCCGCGGTGTCCACCTGGGCGGGCGCGTCGGGCTTGAGCGTGCCTTCCGTGCCGGCCTGCACGCGGCGCTGGGTGCGCTTGTGCAGGCAGGTGAGGCCGCCCTTGATCATGCCCAGGGCGTCCTCGTTTTCCTTGCACTTGAACGGGCCGCGCTGGAAGGCCTCCAGCCGGTCCACCACCACGGCCAGCAGCGCCTCGTTGGTGATGCCGTTCGCGCCGGCATCGCCCAGCGGGCCGTTCTGGAAGTCCAGGCGGAACTCGCTGTGCAGCGGGCCGTCCGGCTTGCCCTCGGGGCCGTTGCGGCGCACCTGCACCAGGTATTTGTGGTTCGCACCGCCGGGGCCGGGCTCGTCCATGGCGGTGATGGTGATGGCCTCGTTGCAGCCGTTCACCTTGTGGGTGTTGATCTCGCGTTTCAGCATTGTCTGATGGGGTTGGGTTGGTGCCGTGGTGGCGCGCAGCACCGGGCCGCGCGCCACGTCGGGCGGGAGTCGTCAGATGCTGGGCACGCTCACGCTGCCGTGGTGCACCTGCAGCTTGGTCTCGCCCTCGATGGCTTGGCGCGAGGCTTCCACGGCCGCCTCGATCACCTTGTGCGGGCGGATGATGTTATAGAACAGCACCAGGCCGCCGTTCTGCAGCCGGTAGCGGAAGAAGGCTTCCAGCGGAAACTCCGGGCCGTTCACGAACACCGGCAGTTTCAGCTTCAGCTTCTCGGGGATGGTCAGCTCGCCGCGCTCGCCGGCCTTGGCGGTGGTCTGCTGCTCGTATTTGAATTTGCGGTCGCCGTTGTCCAGGCGGATGGCGCTCTCGAATTTGCTGCCCGTCGTGGCCTCCAGGCTCTTGGCGATGTCGATGATCTGGCCGGCCTCCGGTTCCACGATGTCCAGGCGGTTCTCTTCCAGGAATTGCGCGAATTCGGCTTGGTCGAAAACCTCGCCGTCCTTCTCGGCCCAGGCCTGCCATTCGGGCGAGTGCTGCAGGGCGAGCGTGCACTTGTGCGCGGCCCAGCCGGGCGTGCCGGGTTTGAAGTCGCTGGCCGCCGGGTCCGCGTTCGGCAGGTGGTAGTCGATCACCGCGGTGAAGCTCGCGCCCTCGGTGCTGAGGTCACCGAAAAGAATGGTGCCCGGCTCCTGGTGCCGCTTCACGTAGTCGATGAAACTGTCGTGGTCCTTCACCTTCACGTCGGCGCGCTTGCGCACGGGCGTGGCCTGGTATTTCTCCAGGGAGTCCACGCGCTGGCCGTTCGGCCACACGATGATGGGGGCGGCCGCCTTGGCCTGCTCCGGGTTTAAGAGCGGCTGCACGCTCTGCTTGGCGAGTTCGGCCACCACGGCGGCCTCGGGTTTGTTATCGTTCACGGCTTTTGATCTCCTTTTGGCGGTTGCGGTTTAGTTCGCGGCGGCGGCCGCGGGGGAAAATTGCAGCTCCTTCTGGTTGGGGTCGGAGCGCTGCAGCTCGAACCGCTCATTGGAGAAGAAGGTGGTGCTGTGCTTCGTCGGCTTGGGGGCCTTCGGCTTCACCTCGGCCTCGATCTCCATCTTGCCGGCTCCGGTGGGCTTCACCTGGATTTCCAGGGTGAGCTTGCCCTTCTTGCCGGTCATGGCCGCGGCCTGCACCAGCTCGGTCAGCTCGTGCGCGAGTTCGCTGGCGGTGCCGCCGTTGTCGATCTCGGCCAGCACGCGCAGCGCGGGATTCTTTTCTAGGATGGCTTTCGTTTTTTCGTTCATTGGGTGGTTGGGTTGACGGTGAAAATTCGCCCCCCGCTCACCGCTGCCCGGCGTTCCGGTGGCCCCGTCCGGTCAGCCGTTGCAGCAGTGAGGGAGGCCCACCAGCGGGCGAACCCGCGGCGGGTTTGACGGGCGGACTGGCTTTGCCGCCTTCGGCCGGCGCGTCACCCTTGGGTTCGGCGCTGTCCGGTTCGGGCAGCTCGCGGGTTTCCCCGGCAGCAGTGGCCCCTGGTGCACTGTCCTCCGTCAAAGTGTTCTTGCCCTGCCAGCAGCCACACCAGTGGCCGGCCATGGTCATGGGCCAGCGGTTGTCTTCGGCCGGCGGCATCGCGCGGCACTGGCCTTCATCGCCGGGCGGGATGCTCACCGCGCGGTTGTCATACATGATCGAGCGCTGTGTGGCACAGCTGCCCAGCTTCAGCCAATAAATGCACGTGCTGCAGGTTCTCATAAGGTCGGGGGTTAGTTGGGGAGCTGGCCGTTGCGGGCCATGATCTCCACGCGGCGCAGGCCGTAGGCCTCGGCAAGGCGCAGCAGGCGCGTGGGCACCTCCAGGATTCGCTCGCCGTGCTCTTTCGCACCAGGCAGGCCGCCACGCTGAAAGCAGCGGCGGATGGTCCGCGCGTGCACGCCCAGGCGCTCGGCCATTACTGTGCTGCGCACGGTGCCGTTCACCTTGCCGGCCACGGCCAGCACTTCCGCGCGCGAGGGACTTTTAACCTGGCGCGTCATTTCAGACAGCGGCCGCCATGGGTTGAGGTTGAGCCGGCGCTGGCCGTGGGCCGTATTTGCACTCGCGGCACTTCGGGGTCTCCAGCCCACAGGCACGCCAGATTTGCCAGCGGGTGGACCAGTCGCACACGTGGGCAATCGCGTGGAACGCGAGCCAGCGGCATTGCGGCTGCATCGTCAGCACCATTGCCTTGAACGCGATGAGGCACTGCATGCGGCCTTCGCTGTCGCTCGATGCGTAGGCGTTCACGATTTCAACGGCGGCCTTCAGCGCCGGCCAGTCTTGGCCAGTCAGCGGCGCGGCCCAGCCCTTGCCCAGGTTGGCCGTGAGCCACGGCCCGATTGTCTGCGAGTAGGTTTTCGTAGCCATAAGGTCAGACGGCGGCCACGAGCGTGGCGGTTTTGGATTCCTTGGTGCGGCGCACGGTCACGTGCGGCACGAACACCAGGGCCTCGGTGGCGAAGCCCGGCCCGCGCGTGCAGGTGTTCACGAGCGCACCGCCGTGCACGGCCATGGCGCGCGTGGTCTTGGTCCACCCGGTGTTCGGGTCCTTCACGGTCTGCAGCGGTGCCCACAGCTCCGGGTTGCCGATGGTCTGCACCGGCTTGGGCTCGGGCTTGGGGGGCGGCGGTGGCGCGTAGTTACGGCCGCCACCGCGGCCGCCCCGGTATCCGCGAAAGCCCCCACCCTGCCCGCTCACTTGCTGCCCTCCGGTTTCGGCTGCCGCGCGCGGCGCGCAAAGTTCACGGCATTGGCTTGGTCCTCCAGGCGGCGCTCGATCTCCAGCGCCTCGCGCTGCTGCGCGGGCGAACCAATTTTCTTCAGGTTGGTGAGGGTCTTCCGCACCACGTCGAGGGCGGTGGGTTCGGTCGTCGTGTTCATCTTTGCACGTTTTTGTGTATGTTAATGCACATCGCGTCAAGCACGTTTTCTTGCAAAAAGCTGCACACTCTGATTTCGTTCGTTCCGTGAGCGAATTTTCCAAACTCCTTTCCGATGCAGTGGCCGCCTCCGGTCTGACTCAGGCCGAGGTTGAGAAGCGCACGGGTATTGATCGCACCGTTTTGTCGCGCCTCATGTCTGCTGTCATTCCGCCATCGCGCAGCAATCTGTCCGCCTTGCTCTCAAAATTCCAACCGGGAACCATGGTGGGTCACGAGCTGGTTTTTGCTCACCTGCGCGATGAGGCGGCCGCGGCCGGCATCCCGGTGGAGCAGCTGAAGATTGCCCTGGGCAAGGGCGATGAACTGCGCGAGCGCTTGCCCGTCACCCTCGTGGCCGACCTCGATTTACTTGCTTTGGAAGCGTCGCAAAATTCAGACTACGCGGCGCTGATAAACGACTGGGCCACGATTATCCGCGGTCACCACGCTGCCCTTGAGCGGAAAATCACCCCATTCCCTACTGCGGCCGGGCCAGCCGCTAAAAAACCGGCGTCATCCCACTCGAAGAAACCAAGACACTCCGGGCCAGATATTGCTTTTCCCTCTGGAGTTAGTCAGCAGCCTACCGCCTAGCGTTCAGCTGCACGCCTGTCCTTATACACACACGGATCGCTGGTGCGCGCGGTGCGCGGTAGTGAGCTTTTAGCGGTTCAGCGTCCCGATTACGTAAAGCGCAATCGCTGCGGCCAGCAGCAGCGCCAGCACTTTCCAGCCATGCGCGCGGCCGCGGGCCTCGTCCAGTTTTTGCTGGTCAGTCTTTTCTTCAATGGGTGCCATGGGCGGGTCTTTGCGCCTTCGGCGCAGTAGGTGCACACCATTGGGCAGCGTGGCCATTCTCAAAACTGCACCTGGTAGCGGCCGCCCTTGTTGTCGGTCCCCTCGCCGTGCCCCCGCGGTTTGATGCCGGGTTGGATTTCCATGAACAGTTCGATCACGGTCCCCTTGTCACCCATCAGCACGCCGCGTGCGGTGGCGTAGGTCGGCGGGCTGATGCTCGTGGCCGATGCGGTTTGCCCGGTCTGGTAGTTGTAGCCGGTGGTGAAGGTCGAGCGCTGGCCGTGCATGATGCCGGTGTATTGCCCTTCAAACTTCTCGCCGGTCTTAGGGTTGGTCGCGGTCATCTTCCCGGTGCCGCGGCTCTTCTCGATTTGGAATTCCAGCGTGGTGGCCTCGCTCACGGAAAAGAGTTTGCCGGGAATCATCCCGCCAGCACAGCCGGCCAGCAGGGCCAGCAGCAGAACAAAGAAGGGGGCTTTCATTGGAAAAACCTAGCCGGCGGCCGCGGCCGTAGTCAACGCCGCTTCGGCCGCAAGGCGGCCCAGGCGCGGGCCTCGGGCTTGGTCACCTTGGGGTTTCGATAATGCCGGTGGATGATCTCCTCGCTGGTGCCGGCCTCGCGGGCCACGGTGCTGTCGCTGTCCACGAGTTTCAGCCGGCAGGTGATGAAGGTATGGCGCGGAATGTCCGGCCGCCACTTCACGCCGGCATCGCGGCACAGGCGGTTCCGCACGGTGCGCTTCAGCGGCCGCACCTGCTCGGGCTTGCCGGCCTTGGTCAGCCACGCCACGGCCGCCGGCAGCAGCGGCACCGTGCGGTTGGCGCGGCCATCGAGCTTGCCGCCCTCGATCCGGGCCTCGGGGTGGCGGCCGTAGGTGAATCGGGTTTCCTTCAGTTCACTCGGCCGCGCTCCGGTGAAGTAGAGGGCGGCCACGCTGCCCAGCCACTTGCCTCGGCGGTAGCGTGCGGCGTTCTCCAGCATGGCGCGCACCTCGTCCGGGGTGTGCACAGGCGGCCGCGCGCGCTTCACCTTCGGCCGCTTCAGGCCCTTCAGCGGGTGGTAGTCCAAGCGGCGCTTGTCCACCAGCCACGTGCAGAAATTGCTCACCGCGTTCATGTCGTTCTTCCTGGTCTGCGCGCTCACGGTCCGCGTGCGCAGCGGTTCCACCGTCGCGCGGGTGATGTCGCCTACGGTCAGAATCTTCGCCAGCTCGATCCACATCCACAGGCGCGTCTCCAGGTTCTTGGTCGTCTCGCGCTCGCTGCCGTCCACGTGCACCTTGTCGTGCAGGAACTCGTCCACCTGGGGGCCGATGGGCAGCGCGGCGGCCGCGTTGGTGGTCACGGTCGCGGTGTAGCGCTGCGCGAGGGTCAGCAGCGCCACGTCCTCGTGGCCCTTGGCGTCGAGGTGGCGGCGGGCGGCCAGCGCGTCGCCGCGCAGGTGGGCGTCGAAGTTCACGCCGGCCGCGCCTTCGGCCAGCAGGTCCTCGTTCAGTTGGTCGCGGTGCTTCACGGCCTTGGCCTCGTCAGCAAACCACTTCACCACGCGCTTGGCGCGGCCGCTCTTCTCGCGCTGCGTCGGATCGCGGAATACCACCACGAACGGGGTGTCCGTCCGCCTGGTGCGGTAGAGCTTCGCCGGCCCGGTCTGGTTGGCGTCCATCTGTAGCCAAACCATAACCGCCGGCTGTCCGTTAAGTCAATTCTGTCAAATCCGCGCTTTCCGCGGAAAAGCCTCGTTTTCAGAGGGAAAACGAGGTGGTGCCCAGGGGGGGACTCGAACCCCCATGTCTTGCGACACAGGCTTCTGAGACCTGCGTGTCTACCAATTCCACCACCTGGGCGTGCTGGGAGGGGCAACAGAAACGGCCGGGGCGGGCGGTGCAAGAAAATTGATCGGGACGGCGGCGCCTAGAGCCCGAGGAGCGCGAGGTTCGATTCGATGGTTCCGATGAGGTCCGCGGGCGGCTCGGGCAGGGTCTTGAGCCGCGGGAGGAGGCGCCGCGCCGCGGGCCAGTCCTGCCGGGTCACCTGGAGCTGCGCGAGGCGGCGCAGCGGGGCCTCGCCGATCGCAGGTCGGTCGACTGCAGTCTGGAGCACGCGGACCGCGGCGTCGGGCTGTCCGGCCGGGCGAGGCGGCGCAGCATGGCGACCCGCCGTG